ACAGCCGATGTATTCGCCGCCATGCTTCAAACACGCCCATGTCACGTCACCGGTCTTGACGGTTTCCATCTGGAATCCCGCGCCGGTTTTCCCGCTGGAACCGGCTGGCGATACGGTGGACGCGATGAAGATAATCGTCATGCAGATGATCGCGACGATGATTACCCGGTCCCGGTTCATCACTCACCATCCTTTGCGATGACGGCACCCATGGCTTCCCGATATTTCTTCGTCCGTTGGAACCGGTCGGCAAGCATGTTCGCGGCCTTGTCGATAATCTCGTCCTTGCGTTCTTCGAGGAAGCTTTGCAAAGCTTCCCCCATCAGGCCCTCCCACATGATGTCCCGCGTATACGCGCTGGAATGCGAGAAAACACTGTCCACGGCGTTTTTAGTGAGCTTGTTGAGCACGTCACTGTAAGCGTGTTCCTCGATACGGTTCTGAATGGTCTCGTCGTCAATGCCGATGGCGAACTGCACGATATGTTCCATGATTACTTGCCTTCCTTTTCGATTTCATTGATCTTGTCGGTGAGGGCTTCGAGCACGTCCACGCGGTCTCCCCACTTGAGGTTCCGCCAGAACTGTTCGAGATCAGCCCAGTTCTCGGCCTGTAGGATGCCAAGAAGCCTGATTGCCTGAGCTTCGAGAATGTCGGCGTTCCGTTTGCAGCACGCGGCGAAGAACGGCACATTATGCGTGATTGCGTCATTGATGAACCAGAGCGCCTTCTTGAGGTCTTCGACACCGTTCTTGTGCTGCCAGCGGAAGCAATACTGCACGGCTTGGCCCCAATCGCTTGAGAGCAGTCGGCTGAGTTCGATGCACTCGAACGGGCCATCCTTGTAATGTGATGGATTGATATTGTCAGTCATTTGATTGTTCCTTTGTCGATGAATATTTGCCGTCTGCGGTGAGATACACGAGTCCATGCCAAGTCCGTACCGGCACTTCCAACTGGTCTTGAAACGATTTCACACACCATCCGTTCTCATAAGCGATAGTCGGATGCATGTGAACGAAACCATGACAGCCCGTCGTACCCGAACCGCAAAGCAGAATCAGATTCTGCACTTGATGCTTCTCCACCCTCGTGCATTGGCTACGGAGTTTCCGATGATGCCGGGAACCACCAACCGCATACAAGCTTCGGCCACAACGCACGCAACGTCTCCCATCACGATCATCAACCATGCGGCACGTCTCCTTGGATGGATTGTCACTGCTCACTGGGGTTCTTCCTTCTGGTTTAGCTCATTGGCTTTTTTGACGGCTGACGCCATGTCGGTCACGTCATCCTGCGATTGGAGGTGCAAGGCTTTCAAAGTGTGTTCGCAAGCCCAAGTGTGGACGTGTGGCTTCGACGGTGGGATACCACCCATTTGCGCCCGGTTCTCACACCAGCCACGCCATAGGCGTATCCAATCGCCCACCATGCGCGTGACGTCGTATTGGCGTGTGGCGAAGGCGTCCCAGCTGTTTTTCAAATCCAAGTTCGGATACGTGGCGCGCATCATGCTGTTGGCTGCCGCCAATTCTCGTGAGTCTTGGAACATGGCAAGTGTCATTTCTTTGGAAGAAGAATAATATTCTTCTTCTTTCTTTTGGGTTCTGGTGTTCTGGTGTTCTGGTGTTTGTCCCGATGTCACACGCATGTCACGCTGTGACACTGCTGTGACAGTGCTGTGACCACGGGATTTGCTCTTGCGTGCCTTCGCGTCGGCTCGCGCGTGCATGACCTGCTCTTTGGTGCGATTGTGAGCGGTGTAATCGTGGATTATCCAACCGTCATCGACCTCTTCGAGCATTCCCTCGTCCACCAGCGCCTGCACCTGCTCCTGAGTGGCACCGATGTTGGAGAGCATGGCGCGGCGCGGCACGAAGCCATCCGTGAGCCTGTCCCCGCACAGCGAGAGAGCCATACAGAACACGCCCACCGAGTCAGCACGGCCAATGCGCACGAGATCACGCACCTTGTCGTTGTCGTAGAAGCCGTTCACGAGCTGCACGTAACCACGCCTTGCCATTAGTCCTCCCCTCTTGTGATGCCGTTGTATTCCATCCAGATTGCTTCTTGTCTTGGTGTGGTGACCGGCAGGCCGTCACAGCTGAAGACGATGCCGCTCCCCCAGTGTGGTTTCGCCATCGCGTCCAGGGCTTCAGCGATTTCAACCAAGTCCGGTGGCGGGTCAAGTTTCATCACAGTTCCTTTTGCAAATGATTTCCAAACCGGGCTGATACCGGTAGGTTGACTGGTTGCTGTAGTAGGCGTCCCAGTAGGCTCCGTAGTGTGGATTGTCGGCAGTGCTTTGGTATGGGACTGCTTTCCTGTCCTGGAGGAGTTGGACGATATGGCGTCCCTTGTCGGTCAGTCTGAGCGCATTGCCGGATACCAAGCCGCGCCGTCTGAGCGCTTGAATCCACAGCCACGGTTTCTGACCTGCGTGGGGTTCCGGCATTCGACCGGTACGCCATATGCTGACAAGCGCCTCATGCTGTTGGCTGCTCAAATGGATGCCGTTGACGTTGACTGCTGGAAAAATCATCGTCCACCTCCGAGCGGCAACCCACTGTTCAACATGCCCGCCAATTCACCCAACGTGAATCGGATGAACATTCGAGTGCCCGAGTCAACGCATTCCATAGACGGTTTGGCCGGTAGCAGAGTCTCGAACTTGTCCCACACGCTCAGACTCGTGTAAGCGGGTTGAGACGCGATCCACTCACGCTCGTCCATCACGTCAGCATCGAACATGCCATCGGCTTGTATGACGAACGGATATTCAGAATCAATGTCACCAGCCAACAGTTCAGCCTTATCGAAGCATTTCACCATCGGCACGTTCGGATTGGCGAACGTCGAAACACTGATCGGCCGCCCCTTGTAGTACAGGTTCTCAACATGGTCGAGACGCTTATCGTCCAACGCCCAAGCCAAGTAATCCCAGACACGCAGTTGGAACAGCATCTCACCGGTATTCAGGCTGGTTTCCGACATCGCTTATCATCTCCTTCGTGTTTCTGACGAGACTTTCCAACCCGCCGTGAATGTCATGCAAGGGTTCTATATGGATTTCCGTATGCGGCTCATAAGGATTGCCGCCGTATGTCAACGGCATTCCCTGCCGACGTTTGACAAGCCGTTTCGCCCGTTGTCCCCATGCCATACGGTCGGGTTCCAACATGGCGCACAACGTGAGTTTCACCTGCTGGTCATCCACGTAGGCCAAACCGTTCAACGCATCCTTGACGAGCTTTTCCAGATTGTCCAAATCCGGTTTCCCATGACGCCCCTTATAAAACATGAGAATCATCAGCACGTCCCCGTCCAATGGTTCGGCATGAGGGTAGAACATGTGGAATTGGTTCCTCACCAGTTCCTCAGCATCCCTCGTATGCTGAGGGGTCACAGCCCGATACCCGTAGAATCGTGGACGGCCCTTCGCGACGGGTTCGCCTGGAATGTCGAAATCATAGGTCATAAATCCCATATGCTCGCGTCTCCAATATCATCCCAATAGTCTTCGGCTTCCGACTCGCATTCAGGACAAGTGGGGCCGTAATATTCGACCCCATGCTTGTCGCACCATGCGGGTTCGGTAATCCCAGAGAGCGGAACCATCAGAACAGTGTCGCCTCTCCAAGCTTCTCTTCAAGATCGCGCATCAGATTCACCGACGCATCCCAATAGGAAGGCTTCAATTCAATGCTCATGCCCTTGCGGCCAAGTTTGATTGCCTCGTACACGGTCGAGCCGATGCCACCAAACGGGTCGAACACAAGCTCGCCCTTATTGCTCCACAAGCGGATGCACCGTTCGATGAAATCCAATTGCAGCGGGCAGATGTGGCGTTCGTCGGTGTTCTCTCGCCCAAGACGCTCGTTAAGCGTGTTGGTCTCTCGAATGTTCCACCAGACCGGCTGCGCCCAATCAATCCATTCCTCGTTGCTCACATCATTCTTGATCGGCACCTGATTGTCGCCAGGTTTGCGGAACATCAGCAGATAGTCAGCCAACGCGGGACGGCTCATACTGGAATCCTTGTTCTTCGTGACGAACATGAGAGCCTGAGCCTTCGTGCGAATCGCCTGAGCCTGTGGATTCTTGTTCACGGTGACTTCGCCGTGGAAAATCCAACCGTTCTCCACATAGGCGCGGATAACATCACCACGAAAATCAGTCAACCCGACAACGCCATCAGCGGTCTTCGTGGTCACAACCTGCTGCACATGCACGCAAGCGATACGCCCAGGCTTCGTCACCCTTAACAGTTCGCGGATGATGTACCCGTAGTTTTCGATGAACTCTTCACGGGAACTATTGTTGCCTAAGTCGCGGGTTGAATCGGAGTACACGTACAGGCTTGCGAACGGCGGGCTGCTCACACTCAGATCAACACTGTTGTCAGCCATTTCCGCCATGCGTTCGCACGAGTCACCAAGCCATAGCGTCCAATCCTTACCTTTGGCTTCATCGGTCATATACATTTCCTCAACCATCATGCGGCCTTTCTGAAAGAGTTTGATTCATTCATCGTCTTCACCAGCTCGTCACTCAAATGAGTGGCCTGCTGTTCCTTGCGGGTGATGTTCTCCGCTATCTCGCGTTCCAAATCGGAAACCACCACATGCACGTCAACCACGCGCTTCTGTCCGAACCGGTAGCAGCGGCGTATCGACTGGTAGTAGGATTCCCACGAATCGTTCAAACCACAGAACGCCATTCGAGCGCAGTTCTGCCAGTTCAAACCGAACGATGCCATGGAACCCTTCGTGATCAGCACCGGAATGTTCCCATCAGCGAAGTCAAGGAACGCCTTGGCCTTGTCTTCCGGCGACATGGAGCCTTTCACATTCACACTGCCGGGGATAAGCCTGTTCAGCATGTCCGCCTCGTCGTTCAATCCAGCCCAGATAATCCACTGTTCTTCAGGTTCGTTGTTGACCAGATCGACACACCGGCTCACACGGTCAACAAGCGTTTCCTTACGGACTCTCGCACGCCCGCCGACGCCACCAAGGTCAGCTGCGAACAATTGGCCTTCCGGGATGCTGCCGTGATAGGCGACAACATCAACGGTCTGATTCAATCCGGGCAACTCATATCCCGCATCATCACCGCCAATATCGGACGGCTTGCGCAATGCGATGGCCCATTGCGACATCCACCGCATCATCGGCTTAACCGCGTGACCTTTCAAACGCCAAATATTCCCGTCATGCACGAAATACGTGGCAAGCATCTTCACACGGGTGGCGTATCCAAGGAACTCGGCCTGATTGCATAGTTCCTCCGGGTCGTTCGGTGCCGGTGTGGCGGTACAGGCGAGACGGTATTTCGTATCCCTGAACGTGTCGATCAGCATTTTGCGGGTCTTGCCGTCCGACTGTTTCAGAATCGAAGCCTCGTCCAATACGACCGCATTGAATTTGGACACGTCGAGTTTTGGCACACGCTCATAGTTCGTGATGTTGAATCCGTCCGACACTTCCGACTGGTCATGCACATAACGCACTTCCATGCCGATTGCGGCGCCTTCGCGGATGGTTTGCTGGCATACGGCCAACGGCGCTAGAATAAGCCCCGTCCCATGTCCGGCGCAGACTTGCCGTAACCATTCGAGTTGCATTCTGGTCTTACCAAGACCCGTATCCGCCCATACGGCTGCACGTCCTACTTTGCAAGCCCATGCGACGATACGCTTCTGCCAGTCGAACAGGGATGGGTGGAGCTGCTGCGGGCTAACGGTGATGCCAGTCTCCTGCTCGCGCAGCTCCTTTCTTTTCAGAAACTCCCTGTATGGGATGATGTTTGCCATGTTGGTTCCTTTTAGTCTGGATTAGAAATCAGTGTCGTTTCCGAAGTTGCCGAACGTGGAAGGCTGATTGTTGTTCGCTCCCCACGAGTCGGCACCCTGCTGTGGTTGCTGGGTTGGCTGTTGCGGCTGTTGGAAACCGTTAGACGGAACATTATTCGGACTCGGATTGAAACCGCCCTGCGGGGCCGCCTGAGCGCCGCCACGTTGAATCCTCTGCACTTGGGCAGTCGCATTACGAAGACTCGGGCCGATCTCGTCCACGCGAAGCTCGACCACAGTACGTTGAGTCCCATCATTGGCCTGATAGGAACGCTGCTTCAAACGACCTTGAGCGATCACGCCCATACCTTTGTGCAAGGATTGAGCGACATGCTGCGCCATGCCACCCCATACGGAACAGTTCATGAACAGCGTGTCACCATCCTCCCACTGGTTCGTCTGCCGGTTAAACCTACGGTCAGATGATGCGATAGTGAAATTAGCCACGTTCTCACCATTGCTGGTGGAGCGCAGTTCAGGCTCCCTAGTCAGATTGCCAATGATCGTGATAACGGTTTCTCCAGCCATTATGCGGCCTCCTTGACTTCTTCATTCTTTTTGAAACTGTTGATGAACAATTGGGCTTGCCAGTCGGTCAATCTTGCGTAATTCACAGGCATTTTGATACGATTGCCGATGGCTTCGGACTCGCGTCCTGCCGGAATGTTCCCTTGAGCTAGGAGCGCGGCCACCTGTTTGCGTAGTTCCTCGTTCATCGGATTTCCACGCTGATAGCCCGCCAACTGTCCGTCATCATCACTGGTCGCCAGACAGAACAAGGTGAGCAGACTGTAGCGTCGAGCATACGTTTCCGCACTCCCGTACCGTTGCATGAACGGCTGTTCACGTTTGCCAGCGGAATCGCCAACAATGATCGGAACGGGTGCCGCGTATTCGCTCCAAGACTTGCTGAAATCCTGCCAATAGTGGGTAACGACGAACCCGTACCCGTTCGGATATTGGGGAAGATTGTTGTAGTGAATGTCCTGTTCGACGCGGAATCCCAACACTTCGGTCACATAGTTGACCACCGAGCCAAGGTCTGCGTAATCGTATCCGTAGGCTTTACGATTCTTTGGAATCACATTTCCCATTGGTCATCATCTCCAATCAGATGGTTCATCTGCCAGTCAGTGAATCTGATAGGCAGAGGGGTTTTCGGCAATCCTTGGTTGAGCATGTCTTCCAACGGAATATGGTTCTTCCAGTAGAAGCTGAGCCCGTCCAACGCTTCACGGATCTGCTTCACGGCGACAAGTGAGATTTCAGGGTCGTTTTCGGATAGTTCCCAGATCATCCAGTCGTATGGTTCCTGCTTCTCCTGCACGACGAACCTGAACCCCATCGCACCCTGGTATCCGGTTACGAGCCGGTACAGCA